GATTTATTGCCAGGACAATTAACTGGAAACAATTATAATAAATTAGCTAATTTGGTTTTGCAGCTAACAGGAAAAACTGCAAGCCAACGACAAATACCTTTGCTAGAAAAAGAGACTGACCCCAGCATGGCCGGAATGGCTGGGGCTTATTACCGAGGAGATAATAAAATACGTATACACGCAAAAGATTATGAAGCATTAATTTCATCAGATGTTAGCAAGTTGTCTGACGATCTTATTGATACAATATTGCATGAGATGTTTCACGCTATTCAATATGATTTTGGGAAAATTAAAACAGTACAGGAAGCATCTATGTTTTCTCCATCTCCTACTCTTAAAGAGATGGCTAAATGGAGTAGTGTTTCAGAGTTTAGTGCTGATAGACGCAGAGGTAAATATTCTCCTGAAGTTGTTAGCGCAACCTTTGATTTGGAATTAGGTGCTTATAGTTTTGGAAGTAGATATACACAACAAGCTAAAGAAGCATTAAAAACAAATACTTCATTAAGTCAGTCTGTATCAGGATCTCCAAACCAAGTTGCCAAAGAAGTGCAACAACTACAACAAGCAGCGTTAAAGGTTGGAAAGTCTCATCATGATACTTTAGAAAAACTTCGGAAAATGAATCTATCTGATGAAGCGTATAACAAATATCATTCAATGGCTAATATTGTCCGCGACAAAGGTATTAGTTTTGCTGAATCTTTAGACAGCGTTGAAAGCTTATCTCCTGAAGAAGTCCAACAAGCTATAGAAAAATTTAATAAAATTGTTGATTACATTAACAATATCCCTGAAACAGTTAACCAAAAACCATCTGAGATAAGTCGTGAAAGACAAAAATCAAAGTCAACACCTGTGGCTAAAGCAGTACAGTCTAGCTCATTAGAACAGAGTAAACTACCAAAAGAATTACAACAAACAATACTATCGTTTAAGCAGACTTATCAAGATATTTCTGGTCAAATCAAAACGATGAATTTGCCAAACGATATTTACTCTCAAGCCCATAAAGCTATTGAAAAAGGTCATAATAAAGGTACTGAACTAATTGAAGTATTAAACAATATTCAAGACTTATCTCCTGAACAAGCTAATTCAGCTATGGAGAAATTTAATCAATATAGTGCTTACCTTTCTAATATTCCTACAACTATCAATAAGCTTATCAGCAAACCCGATGAAGTAGTTGCTCAAGAGCAGAAAGCACCTGTTACACCAAGGGCTAGTCAATCAATCCAGCAAAGTGAATTTTTCAGGAATATCAGACAGGTAGTAAGTGGAAGTGCTAACTTAAAGGAATTAGCTACTAATATCATATCCGCAATAGTACAAACTATTTTAAATCCAGTTCGCAAATATATATCATCTTTTATAGCAAAGGTAACTACAGGTTTCACGGATGTAACAGATCAACCAATTGTAGCTTTTAAACAGAATTTGCCTCAACAAGCCGGTCAAGCATTAACTAATACTTATAGAACTATTTCACCTATTCTACCCACGCAGTTTCAGGCAGTTGATACTGAGTCTCGCAAGTGGGAAACTGAGTTCAACAAAAAATTAAAACCCAACCAATCCCAAAACAAATTTAATCAATATATTCCTAGCATTCCTGTGAAGTCTACTGAAGTATTAACCAATGTTCACAGGGCTGTTTCGCCTATTTTACCTATACAATTCCAAGCAAATGATTTTGATTTCCATAAGCAGTTAAACAGCGGAAATAGTAATTTACTTAATAACCCTGCCGTAAATCAAGTAGTCAATACTGCCAAAAAACTCAAGTCTACAACTAGCTTCAAGGAAATAGGTTCTAATTTAATTTCTTCGTTAGGACAAGGATTTTTGTCTGTTAGCAGTGGTGTACTGGGGATAGTGACTGCGTTTGCTAAAGGCATACTAAGCGCGGTTAAAAAAGTATTTAGAATAGCGTCACCATCAGGTGAAGGCATTGATACCGGGGAAAACTTAGCTGGCAGCATGGGAATTGGTATTAACAACCAAGCCCAGACCGCTGTTAATGCTGCTAGAAACATGGCAGAAAATGTTAGGAATGCGATCGCTGATCCTTGGGATACCCCTCTCCCAATGAACCTTGTGTTTAAGCAAGATTTAGATTTAGAAAACCAGGCACAAGCCCATATTAAAGCCACCAAGGAACACTTCCAAAAACTCAAGATTCAAGATTTATTGTCTGACATTGGTGTTAACTTTGGTGCTGATTTTGGGCATGAAGGTATTACCAGTAATGTTCTTTCTAGCTCTGATTTACTTGGCTATTTAAGCAACAAATCAGCAAGTCTCACTCCACTTCAAAACACCGTTTATAATAGACTTGTTGATGATTTTCAGGAACAAAGAACTCTAGCTGCCCATCATTTTGCGATCGCTCGCGCTGATGGAAACCCAGTAGATCCCGCTGTTCTCAGAGGTCTTGACGCGGGCTTTAATTCTATATTGTTAAGAATAGTTGAATTTTCAAAAAGATTGGGGATAAAAGGGCAGTCAATTGACAAATTGTTAGCATCAAATCAGTCAGTTGTAAACACAGCAGCTTACCAGCCACCTAGATTTGTAGCACCTAAGACCCCAATACCAGAAAGACAGCCAGGACAAACAGACCAAGAATATAGTCAAGCTGTAAAACGCGCTTTAGCAGAAGATAACAATAATTATCGCAAAGCTAAAAACGCATACAATCGAATGATACTAGGCGTTAGCAATACCCCAACACCACGGAGAACCCAACTACCAGCACTTCCTCCTGTTCCCGTTTATGCAAGAGAGATTATTGAACCTGTAACCAATGTACCACTAGTTCAGCGGACACAAACTACTATTCCCCCAATCCCAGATCCTTGGAACGATTCTGTACAGCAACTAGTTAACACTGTCAGACAAACAACAAGAACTCAGTTTCTATTACCTCCTGCTAGAGAACGCTTAAACATTAACTCGTTTGTACAAACTCAGTCTAATCTACAGAGATTAGCTAAAGAAATTGTTGCTCAACAACCGATGACGCAACTATCAAGACCCCAGCCACCAACAATACAGCGTACTATTCCCCCAATCCCAGATCCTTGGAACGATTCTGTACAGCAATTAGTTAACACTGTCAGACAAACAACAAGAACTCAGTTTTTGTTACCACCTGCTAGAGAACGCTTAAACATTAACTCATTTGTACAAACTCAGTCTAATCTACAAAGATTAGCTAAAGAAATTGTTGCTCAACAACCGATGACGCAACTATCAAGACCCCAGCCACCAACAATACAGCGTACTAGCCCAATAATTTTACCAAGGAACTTTGTACCCAATCCCAACGCACAGATACTTTCCAGTAAAAACTTTGTACTCAATCCAAATGCACAGATAATCTCATCTCAAAAGTTTACGCCTAACCCAAATGCACAAATAGTCTCATCTCAAAAGTTTACGCCTAAGCCTGATGCACAATTGATTTTACCAGTCGTCCAAGGGTTGTCGCCAGCCATAAGATCAACTCATTCACTAGCACAAAATAGTATAAGTGCTTTAATTGCTGCTAACAAACAAGTACAAGCTACTATTGCCGGGAATAAGGTAACGGTCTCTTCTCGTTTTGCACCCATACCAGATCCTTGGACTACACCACCTTCGCAAACAGTCAAACAAATGGCTGGGCAATATGGTCCAATACCTGACTCTTGGCTAACATCACCGCGTTCTACCCAAGCGTTTAAACAAGTCGGTAAATTACTTATTGGACAAATACCTGCTACACTTTCATCTACCGTACCATCCCTTATCCCCCAACCTGCTGGTACTACTGCGCCAAAATATGTTTTCCCGCCTCAAACTCTTGGAAGTACCGTACCAGCATACACATTTCCTGTTAACCCAACTCCAAAACCACCTATAGCACCTGTACCACCCATACCACCAACATTATTAGATCAATACTTAAATTTAGGTACTGATTTGGTGACAAATATTTTTAATGCCGTTAGTGCAAGCATCCGCCAAAGCACTTTATCTGGTTATGCTTCATTGGGTCAAGTCATGCGGAATGCCGTTAACGCAGCTTTGTTTTCTTTAGCGGATACGCTTAAACAACCACTGCATCAAGCTTTATTGTCTCAAACCAGGAGTATATTGCCTTGGTTCTTAAAATTTATACCTCGCAGTTTTCAACTACTTCCTAAATTAAGTTTTGCCATACCTTTTGTTGGTGGTATGGTATTAAGGTTTGGTAATTCAATTGTTAAGAATTTATTAGAAAACAATATTTTGAAAGAAGGTGGTTTTTTAACAAACTTATTAAGTTCTATTACTAGGGTAGATTTATCAGCTTTGTCGGGAACTAAAACTGCTGGTGTTACAGGGTTTTTACATAATATCGTAAGTCCATTACCTCTGCTAGTCGGTTCACGGTTTAATCCATTGCTGTCACTAGGAACATTAAGCGCAAGCCCGCTTTATGATGCTTTTAGTGGTATCTTGGGGCTAGATAAGTCCGTGAAACCCAACCCCAAAAAACAAGCACCTACTATTGAACAAGTATTACAAAACCAGACTAAAATCAACAGAGAAAAAGCTCTCTTGCGTGATGTCAAGGAAGTTGGCACTAGCACTAATATCAGTACAGGAGTAGGACAAAATCTTACTGCTTATCCAGATGCCCAAAGAACCAAAGCAGAAGAATCATTAAAACGTGCTGTTGAGTCAGGTAAAGCAATACCAAAATTAGATGAACTTACCAGGAAAGCATTAAGAGAGCGTGGTGTACGTAGTTTTGTTCGTAATCAAATGGATTCTGCTGAGTTGCTTGCTGAACGGGAAAATATACTTAAGAATCCTCTTAACGCTACCAGTAAAGAACGTGACTTTCTCTTGTACATAGCAGACATAAAAAAACTTAATGCTACTACTGAAAAAGAACGAGATAAAAGGATTATCTCTATCCTTAAAGAACGGGGGAAAAGTGATCAGGATATTGAAAATATACGAAATTCAGGTGCATACGCACTACTCGATGTTGGTGATGATTTAATAAAGAACCTGCCTACAATTACAAAACAGCCTACTGCTACACAAACAGTTCAGCCACGCACTTCTAGTGCCAGTATTGCTAGTAAAGAACTAGTAGAAAACTTGGGAAATACTTTACTAAACAGTGTTTTAAATAATCTTGATGTTCCTGTCATTCCTAAGTCTGTAATTCAAAAATTGATTGGCAAGAAAATGGGAGAGAGATCAGCAACAATAGCAGATGCTATTAATGCGTTTGGAACTGAAAAAAGTAAAGCTGAACAATTATTAACACGGAATCTTGAATCAGGTAACACAAAAAGATTAGATGGACTTACAAAGCAAATACTGAGAGAGCGTGGTGTCACTAAATCTGTTCGTGATGCTATGACACCGGAACAATTAGCCGCAGCCCGTGAAAAAATAACTAAATCCCCAATTGATTTAACCGCTAGAGAGCGTAAACTTCTGAAGTTTATGGGTGATTTTGAATCTCATGCAGCAACGATGGGAAATGATGTAGCCACAAGAAAACGGGATGCTATGGTAATGTCTGTTTTGCAAGAGCGCGGCATGAGTCGGGATCAAAGGAAGCAGGTTCAACAATCACAGGGTGGACAAGGTTTAAGCAGTTTTGCTGACAACTTGAGAGACAATCCCCGTACAGGCGGATTTATGGGTAGACTCACAGAAGCTTATGCTAGTAACGACCAGGATGCTATGAAAGGACTGGTTAAAGAAGGGTTAAGAAAAACTGGGATGTCTGCTAAACAGATTGATGCTATTGACCCCAAGCTTTTAGACACAGCCACCGCAGGATTGATGACCACGTTGAGCGGACTACAGGCTAAGTTCAGGGAAAAAGGCTTTGACATGGGTAAAGCCTTAGCCAAGGGCTTAAAAGACTCAATGGTGAATCTAGCTAACGCCAAAGATGATTTAGAATACAACGCCAAAAAAGTCATGGGACAAGCTAATTTTGGTGATTCTGTAGGTTTAATATTCCGTCGTATGTTCAGGGGTACAGCAGCGACTCAAGGTCAATTTGCAGAAATGTACAACCAGATGGGTGCAGGGGTGAAAAAAGCCATGTTTGGAGGTTCTAAAGAAGGGGATGAGATGTTCCCTAATGTCCTTCAATTCTTCGGTTCAATCGCTACAACCCTTGCACCAATTACCACTATGATAGGTGCAATTACGCCATTATTATTACCTTTAGCCCCAATTATTACAGGTATAGGCATGGCTGTAAACATGGTTGCACCCCATGTAGCTAAACTCATAGATGGTATTCAAAGGGTAGAAGTATTACAAAGAAGATTTAAGTTTTTAGGCGGGTCAAAAGAAGGAGGTATAGCTGAGTTTAAATATGCAAAAGATATTGCTAACAAATTAAATGTACCTTCAGAAGTAGCTGCTAACTCCTATTCTCAACTGGCGATCGCAGCTAAAGACAGCAAGATGGAAGGTCAAGGGGTTAAAGATCTATTTGAAGGTATTACGTCATCTTTAAGCGCGTTAGGTATCAACGGTCAGGATGCTAGTTTGGTATTTATGGCATATACGCAGATATTAGCTAAAGGTAAGCTGTCTATGGAAGAGCTTAGGCAGCAGTTAGGTGAGAAGTTCCCACCTGCTATGGCTACGTTCGCTAGAGCCATGGGTGTGACCGTTCCTGAAATGAATGAACTGGTAGCTTCTGGTGGCATTTTATCCCAAGATATTTTACCTAAAGTAGCTAAAGTATTAAAAGAAGATTATGGTAGTGCTGCTTCCGATCAAGCTGGCGGACTGGTAGTTGCGCTCAACAAACTAGGTAATGTGGGCTTTGAGATTACAACAATATTTACTGATAAACTTGGTGGCACACTAGCATTTTTTGTTAACACTTTTGCTAATATTTTAGGCGTACTTAGCGGTGCATTAAAAGAATTAATACCATTAGTCAAATCCTTTATGATTGGCTTTGCAGCCACAATTTCCATTGGACTAACAATCATTCTTTCTAAATTTGGACCTTTTGTAGTTGCAATGAAGAGTTTACAAAACTTCTTATTGGCTACTTTTTCCGCTATTACTACCAATATGATGCCAATGGTTATTGGTATTGTCTCAGACGTTGCTGATGGTTGGCTAGGTGCAGAAAAGAACTTGATCGACAATATGTTTCAAGGTATAAATAACATGATTGTCGTTGTGTTCAGCACTATAGACACTGCCATGCGCTCCATGAGCGACCATCAAGTTTCTTTTGGTACAGTCTTTGGTGGCTTAATCCAAGGGGCAGAACAAGCTGGTAGTATCATAGACTGGCTTAAAGGGGTGTTTGCAGGTTTCTTTAAAATTCTTCCTTCTGGGATTGTAGAAATACTAGCTATAGTATTTATGCTAGAGCAGGGAACAGGTTTGCTGGTTATGGCTTTGTGGCCTGCTATCAAAGGACTGTGGGGTGGCATTACTGGAATATTTGGTGCTACAGCAAAAGCGTTTTATGGGGTAATGGGTTCACTTAAAGCTGTTGTTGAATTAATGATGACATCTTCAGCGGTTGCTTCAAACGCAACTAATAATGTTGCAAAAAGTGGCGTAAGAAGCATGGCAATAGTTCAAGGTGCATTAGGATTTTTGAGTAAAGCACTGTTACATTTTGGACTAGCTTACGCTGTTCTGATGTTTTCTAAAGGTGATTTTAGCGACCCATTGCGAGAATCAATTAATAAATCTACCGCAGACATTAATAAACATTTAAATCAAGTCAGATTAAACATCAACCAAACCACCGAAGCGTTTAATAAAGCCACTAAATCTGTAGAGAAACTTGGTAATACGATCACCCATGCTTTACCGGCTAAAGGAGTGCAATTAGACGTTAGAAGTCTTTGGGGTGGTGGTGATTGGAAATGGGACGACGCAGTACGGGAAACTAACGCGAAATACAGACAAGGTGGTTCAGGTCCAAGCGCAATGGATGTTATAGGAACTGGTGCTTTATATGCCGGAGGTGCTGGGTATGCCGCTGCTGCCGGATCTAAAGCAATAAAAGCAATTGTAGACCTTGCAGTAAAAACAGCCCCAATCTTAGCCTCAAATGCAGCATTAGGGTCGGCGCCTGGACCACGCATGGCTGTTCCTCTTTTCGGCAGACTTGCTACAGCAATAGCTCCTGTGGTTGCCATAATGGGTCCTTGGGGTTTAGCGATCGCAGGTCTTATAGCTACTATTGTTGCAGTTGGTGTGGCATTAGATGCGTTTGCCCCTAAGATTACTGAAGCGCAATTAAACACAGAAGAAAAAGGTGGGTTGCCAGAAGAAATTAAACAGATTATTAACGCTAAAAAAGCTGGTGAAAGGCTAGATGCTTCATCTATGCAAGTTATTAAGCTTTACAAAGATCAGCAACTCAGCAACGAAAGATTAAAAGAGTTTATGGCTTCAATTGGTTTAGACGGAAAAAACCCTTATAGCTTTGTTGCCCGACCAGTTGTACCCATGACACAGGAACAGAAGGAAGAATTTGAAGATACTGACCCTGTAAAAAACATTACTAAAAGTATAGAAGACAAAAAAGCGTCGCTTCAGGAACTAGAAAAAAATGCAGGAACTACAGAAACAGAAAAGTCAAAAGCAAGATCCAAACAAGGGTATAAAACAGTCCAAGAAGAGCTTACTAAATTGGAGAAAGATAAGCTGTTAATGCAATTATCTTTTATGGCTAATTATGACAATAAGTCAAGAATGGATGCAATTGATGAGCAGATTAAAGCGAAAGAAAAAGAGATAGCAAATCATCGTTCTACACACCAATATATTGATACTAGAGTAGGTAGACGTGACCCTGAGAATCGAGCAAAAATAGCAGTAAGACAAGGATTAACAAAAGAGTTAGAGAAACTACAAAAAGAAAAAGCCGCTTTACAAATAAATATTAACGCTTCAGCGCAACGCAGAGTTAATTATGATGCAATCAAGAAAATTGATGTTGATATGCAAAAAACCGCTGCTGAATTTGTTGAAGCTAGTAATCAATTAGCAGTCAGCCCTAATGACAAGCTACGTAATAAAGCAGGGTTAGCAAAAGAACGTATCGCGCAGCTACAAAAACAAAGACAGAAATTAGTTGATGAGTTTGGCGATCCTACACCAGCGATTAAGCAAATGCTGGAAGTAACCAAGAGGGAAATAGAAAAAACTTTATCTGATTCAAGCATCACTTCTCAGCAAAGGAAGGTGACAGTACAGCAATTAAGGGAAACACAGGAGACACTTGAAAAGTCATTAGCAGAAGCGGAAAAGTTCAGCATTGCACCAATAGCTGACACAATGTACACTCAAGCGGTCGCAGCACTTAAAGACAATGAAGTTAAGTCCAATGTAGACATCAGTAAAAATAAGATTGTCTCTAACCAGGCACAAGCTAGACTTTACGGAACTACCTTGACATCTCAGCAAATTGCGCCCGGCTTATCTGACAGACAGATTGCAGATTTGACTTTTCAGCAAAAAGTATTAGAGCGTTCTTTGAAAATCAAGGAAGATAACTTATTGAAACTCCAAAACGCTGCTGCACAATCTCCAACCAACTTATCTCAAATACAAGAGGAAATTACCAAGCTTCAGCAGGAAATAGCGAAGGATAGGGAACAGGTAAGCCAAAATACTTTAGAGATTGTTAAAGCGCAACGAGAAGCTAGACAAGCGTTAATTGACCAGACTAAACAGGTAGCGGAATACTACCGGACATCTTTAAGGGAGTCCCAAGCTGCTGCTATTGAGTTTGATAAAGCTACCAATAACATTAAGTCTCAACAGTTCGCTACTAAGCTGAAACAGGCTTTGGTTGGGGCTGGTAATAATATCTTTACCAACTTTATTGACAGTGTGATTGGGTTGTTCCAACAACTTACTGAAATTGAGAACTTACGTTTAGACAGGCAAAAACAGAAGTTAGATTATGAGAACAATATACAGGACATCCTGATTAAAGTCACGGAAATGCAGCGTAGTCTACCGGGTAAGATTGTACCTTTTAGTCTTGATCAGATTCGTAACTTTGACAAGGAACTAGGAACTGTTAACAGCAGTGTGTCAGGTATCAACAAAGAAATTAACAGTGTTACAAAAAATTTAGGTGTAAGTGCAGTCAATTCTACTATACAACTTAATAAGCAATTAAAAGAGGTTCTTAGCACCGTAGAAAAGATAAATAAAGTAACTAGTAATCAGCAGCTACAACCACCAAACAACAGTGGTGTTTCTGGTGTTTCTCCAGTACCGATATCTCAGAGAACAAAAATACCAGTAACACCTGAAGATGAGCAAATTTGGCGTGAGTTTGTTGCACCACAATCTGGTATTAAAAGCGGTACATCTAGTCTACCCACATCCACTCCGGTAGCTAATGCGCCTAAAGAGGTGTTGGTGGCTGGGCTTATGTCAGATATGGGCTATAGCTACTATTCTCAAGTCACTAAATTAAAACCAAAGCTACCGGACAATGCTTTTTTGTCACCCATTGTGGGTAAGAACTTATCTAACATCATTAATACTAAATACCGACCTGAAGATTCCTTTGGGAAGACCGGAGGGATTCGGTTTAATCAGAATATTGGGGTTGGTAAAAATACCAATATTCAATCTTCTGTAACTGGCATGGCTAGGCTTGTTGGTAATACTTTAGAGATTATCAAACAAACCAAGGGTGGCACTATTAAGCTGATTTATGAAGGGTTGAATATTCCCAGTGTTAAAAAGAATTTGAAACTCAATGACGGTGGTTCAGTTAATATCAATGCTGGGCAGTTAATTGGTACTTTAGCAGGGAATAACTTTAAGTTCCGCACAGAAGTCAATTCCTCTAATATGGACCCGTTAAAGGTTATTAGGGATATTGAATATAAAAGATTAAATGCTTTTCAGAAAGCGGCTAGGTTTTTTGATCAGCCAAATAACACCGTAACAAATTTAGGTTTATTGCCAGAGCCAAAGCCGGTAGCAATATCTTCTACACCGTCTACACCACCTGTTAACCGGGCTATTAATTGGTTTAAAACAGAAGTCAAAAAATTTGTGAGAAAAAATGCTCCTGAAGAGGTTAAGCGAGTCATCCGTAATACAAAGAATTTTGTTGATAATATTCCACCAATAATCCCTACGTATAATCAGAATACTAACAGCTACAATCCTGGTATTTTGGATATTTTAATAGGCAATAATTCAAAACCAAAACCAAATCCAAAACCAAAACCAAATCCAAAACCAAATCCAAACAATAGTACTGGTAGTAGTAGAAATAACCAAAGCACTGGTAACAAGCCGACAACAACTAACCAAGGTAAAAGCGGTAGTGGAAATAACCAAGGTACTGGTAACAAGCCGACAACAACTAACCAAGGTAAAAGCGGTAGTGGAAATAACCAAAGCACTGGTAACAAGCCGACACCAACTAACCAAGGTAATATATCAAATTTGTCTGGTGCATTTCCACAGCCTAGCACTAGTGGGCTAACTACAGTAAGTAATACTGGAAACCAAATACCGCCAAATTTATCTGGTGCATTTCCACAGCCTAGCACTAGTGGGCTAACTACAGTAAGTAATACTGGAAACCAAAGTAATAAAATCAACAACCAGCAGACTAAACAAAATTTGACTGGACAACTACCACAAATACCACAGACAAGGCAACCCGTGGTAATTCCACCAGGCACTGATCCTTACACTAGATCACAATTGCAGAATCAGCCAAACCCTGATAAGTTACAAGGAGGTGTTGGAGAAGCTGGTAAGCTCGGTGTGGAAGCTGCTAAAAAAAGAGACGCTGCGGCTAGGTTGCAAAGGCAACAAGAAATAAGCGCAAAGCTGGTAGAGTTCCAAAGAAATTTATCCAATCTATTAAGAGATACCAATAAAGGTATCAGAGATGAATCACTACAGGCTGCACAAGATATTAGTAATGCTTCTGAGTATATCCAAGGGCTGTTAAATCCCAATGCTTCTGATAAGGAAAAATTTGCTACTGACTTCCAAAAACTAAAGAATGAATACCAAGCAAGGATTAATGAACAACAGAATATTATTGAGTCTACAAGAGCGCCTCTTGCTGAATTAGCAAGGGTTGATGAGCTAATTGCTGCTGCTCAGAGAGAAGGTATAGATGCGTCAGGGCTAAAAAGATTAAGAGACGAAGTGTACAGAGTCGTTAAAGCAAGACAACAAACAGCGATCGCACTCCGCAATATGTACACCAAAAACAAGCAAGCGGTTTTTGATAAGTATGTAAGCAGATTTAAAGAGGAGCAATCAGATAAAGATGCTGATAGAAAAGCTGCTCTCTTGGGTGTAAATATCAGTCAATTAAAACTACGATTGGAAGAACTGAGAGGAATTCAAGCAATTGATCCTTTGAACCCTGAATTACTCAAGATACCTGACCTTGAAGCAAATATAGCTCAATTAGAATTAACTCAAACAACCCTCCAAAAAATAGCTGCACTTAGACGCGAGTGGCGACAATCAGGTGGTAAAAACATGGGTAAAGATGTTTATGACAAAAGAATGCAAGATATTAAGAATACTGTCACAAAACAGACAGCAATCATTGAAAGAAAGCGTCGGACTGACAATATATTAGCTTATGTTAATCGTGAACTTGGATTGATAGATAAAGGGGCTGCTGAGAGAGAACCAATTACCAAGGGTTTACAGCTTGATAATAGTCTGTTTGCTGCTAGGAATAAGAACGGTTTAGTTAATATTATTAACTTTGAAAATGAAGCATTAATTAAACAAAAAGACTTGATGGACTCTTACAGAAAAACTAGCTTAGAGACTCAGCGCGACTTTAAATTATCTTCTGATGATAGAATCACAAAACGCCTAAGAAATGCTATGAATCTCCAAAAAGAATTAAATGTTTTGAAAATAGAAACTGAGTACCAAAAAGCGACTGGCGAGATTAAAAATAGACAGGTGACTGTAGATGTGGAAGTGAGATTATCTGATTCTGCTAAGGCTATTTTTGAAAGCAAGAGTACCATTAAAAAGAATTTGGGATTGGAGTTGGCAGGGGAAAGATTAGACCGTCAGAACGCAATCACGACTCAAGAGAATGAGTATAAGCGCAAACAGAATGAAACTAGTCAATTTATTCTGGACAATAACCTGACTGAGTCACAGGCTTATGTACTTAGAAAGAATAATGAAGTAGAGAATGATTTAAAGCTACGTACCATTAAATCCCAGTTCTCAGAGTTTGCACAACTAATTAAGTCCTTTGTATCCGGATTTAAGAGTTCTTTTAAAGAGTTTCTACTCAGCACAGAAGACACAGGCACGGCATTAGTAAACCTGCTTAAAGGTATAGGTAAGTCTGTACTGGATACTTTGGCAGAAATAGCATCTAAGCGTGTAACAGACTTGCTTTTTGGTTGGATGGGCGGGGCTGGGCTTAACCCGGCAACGGAATTATCTTTTGCTGCTCAACAACTTACTCAAGCAGCGATCGCACTACAGACAGCGGCGGGTGCTTCAGCCTTAGACTTGGGTATCTTTGATGGATTTGCTGGTTTTGGTGATATTGCTTCTTTTATCCCTACGGGTATGGAGTTCTTAGATCCTTCTACTTTTGGGGCTGCTGACTTTGGTTCAGCTATTTTATCAGGATTTGCTAAGGGTGGGATGATTGATAAAGATACTCTTGGGAAGATTCAGAATTTTGCCAACGGGGGAATTGTGGGAACGATGAACAAGGAACGGGCTATGACAGGGAGGACACCGCACTTGGTGGTCGCTTCTGAAGGTGAGCGCATCCTTAATCACAAAGAAACTGCTATTTGGAATAGGTTGCAATCAGGTATTTCTGGATTTGCTGATGGTGGTATTGTCGGTGGTGGCTCTGGGGATATTGCTTCTAAGATTGGTAGCACTACAACGGTAAATGTGCCTGTAAGTGTGTCAGTCAATGAAGGTTCTGATGTAGATGGGGCTAGATTGTCACAGACTGTACAGGCTCTTGTCAGTGATGGAATTAGGCGGGAGATGCGTCCCGGTGGCTCTATTCGCAGGGGTAATCCTTACGGTCGGTAATGGGAATGTACAGGCAAGATGCCTGTACCACGATTTATAGTGTTTATGGGATGGGTGGTTAAAATGTACGGGTGAGAGTTAAGTGTATAAGCAAGATGCCTGTACCACAATTTATAGTGTTTATGGGATGGGTGGTTAAAATGTACGGGTGAGAGTTAAGTGTACAGGCAAGATGCCTGTACCACAATTGGTGGTTATTCTGCTAATGGTAAGTTGGCTAATTCAGATATTGGGGGATTGTCTACAAATTCTTGAATCACTTGCTCTGTAGTCTCTTGGTTGATATTTAAACTACTCATCAATGATTCTAATGGTGGTAGTTCTTCTGGTGGCGGGGTAAATTTACTCATTCTTTTTAGGCTCTTTTGATACGGCTAAACCAGCACTACCGGACGCTAACGCTAAGGCAATATTAAATGCACCATTGGCTTTTGTGTCTGATAGATCAGGGACTATCATTGTAACTATGGTGATGATTGCACTAAGCAAAGCAAATACTACGGGAACAAAGTCGTTTAATTTGTCTTTCATAAACTGGGCAATATTGGTGATTTTGAATAATACTTAACACATTTGCAGTTAGCTCGACACTGACAGTTCTCTCCTGGATTTGGTAATGTACCTATCTTTGCCCATCCCATACTGCTGTAACGGATACAGTCACTACAGCTATGACTAGCAGCTATAACCCGACGTTCCCACAAGTATCCGTTTCTGCTATGCCCTTCTAGTTTACCATCTTCATAAAAATGCCTGGTTTTGTTGTAGTACATTTGCGCTCTAGCAGCTATCTGGGCTTCTGATAATTCACCACGGATAATTTCATTGGAAAATCCTCGCAAATATTGATACTGTAAGTTGAGTTTACCGCTTAATTCAGCATGGTCGCGCCAGTCCATTTGTTTTAGTCCGCCTATACCAAGTGAGTATTGGTACAAGGAAACATCTCTGATTAGTTCTGCGGTTTGTCGTTCCCATGTACTGACGTTGATTTTCCCTGATAGTAAGTTGTCGGTAACTTTATTACCCATCTTCAATGTGTCTGCTATGGCTTTCTCTGTGATTCTGACTACATCTTTCTCTCTGACAAATTGACCTTGTTTATTCCCGTTGGCATATTGATATCTTTGGCTAGATGAGTTCCAATAAAAGCTAGTTGACTCTTGGGCGGCTTTAATTGCTACCCTTTGGTACTTTTTTTCACTAGCTACCTCCTTAATCTCTTCTAATGGTGCTATTCCTGCTAGTTCCCTCATTCTATTGATTACAGCTAAGTCGTCAATACTAAATGCGCCTGTGCTTATACAGTTATTGACAATATTTAAGAGTGATATGACATCTTCGTTGTCCTGTGAATTAATAGGAAAAATCCCGTAATTTTCTTGTTCCCCAAGATTAAATTCAATCATGGGACGGATCACTTGTTCAATCAAGACATCCCCCACTAATTCCATCTGTGACTTGATGACTAAATCCAAGATACCCCTATGCCCAGCGTTGAGGTTACTGTCACCACTGCTAATTGCACCTGTACCTGTGACGGTTCTAGGTACTAACCAGGACAACATGATCATGGACTCTAAGTAGCCTAGGATGTTCATGAAAAAGCTACCATCGGTTTCGTGAGCGATCGCAAAGATATCATCAGCAATATCAATGACTGCATAAGAATTATTTTTCATGTCGTCTAAATTCTTAGACATAACATAAGCTTGGTTAAACAGCCTAGGCTCTCCCGTGGCAGGGTCTAAGAAAGCATACCCGGTTTCAGGATTAACCATAGTGACAGAGTTATTGGCTGTGTCAGTTTTGGCTACCAGTAGTTTAGTGGCTTGTCTTTCTGATGCGATCGCCATACAAGCGTTGACTATTTTCATTAATTCCCAGTATGGGTATGCTCTTCTACATATTGCTACTCCATAAGGGTCGCCTCCCAGTGCTAAGTATGGTTGATTGATTAAATGAATACCGTTCTCATAAGGGATATAAATATCAGCATTTCTCATGTAGTGAACTGTTTTGATACTGCCGGAATATCCTTCAAACCAATAATAACGCGGGTCTATGGTACGGATTTTGTCTAAATAAGCTACCCGTTTTTTGATGATGTAACTAACTTCTGAAAATGAACGTCCAAAGGGAATAAATGTTAAGAGTTCGGCAATTACGTTAGACCAACTTCCTTCCATCTGGTTAATAGATGACCTAACAAAATGTTCAATGTTTTCATCTGGATGTTGATATTTCCCTAGTAAAGATACACCTAATAATGTTCTTAAATCATTGGCTGCGGAGGCTACAGGGGAATCTTTGAGCATCTCCACATATTTATCTGTAATGTTTCTATCTGACTGTTGAATCATCCCAATCCAAGTGGAAACTAAGGCTTGAACTTTGGGAGATAATAAATTTGTATTTAACATCTTTGAGCTATTAATTAATATTAATTATATGCTATCATAAACACAAAGTATATTTATTATGACAATGATTTCTGATTTAATTAAGGAACAAATCAAATCTTTAATTATTAGTGACTCTATTGAGTCTTGCGGGTTGATTATTCATAACCAGGTTGTTTCTTTACCCAATTCTCACAGTGACCCTGTTGATAACTTTGCTATTGCTTCTAAAGATTTAGCTAGATTTAACTATTCTCAAATCAAAGCTTTTTGGCATACCCACTGTAATGACACTCAACCTGGTTACTTTACTTACACCGATATTGAGATGAGTCGTCAAACTCAAAAACCAATTATCCTTTATCACACGGTGTTTGATATGTGGGACTACTATGAACCAAATAATCCCAACCCGTTTCCACTTAATTTTATAAATTACACGCCTAAACAAATAGAATTTTATCAAGGCATTCCTTTTTACTGGGGACGCTCTGATTGTTTCTCTATTGGTAGATGTTATTTTTTAGGTATGCTGGGTGTAGATGTAGGCGATTTTCAACGTTCTCATCTTGATAATTTTCCGCCAGACAACTATCAATGCCCTTTTGACTTTGACCACCAACTACGATTAATGCCTATAGGGACTAAAGCAGAAGTTCATGATGTATTTGCGATCGCATTGAGGGGAGGGTTACAGGTCAATCATGCAGCTATTTTAGTGGATGCAGAAAAGAATTTGATTCTTCACTCTATGTCACAAAAATCTCTGAGTAAAATTGAACCTTATAATAGATACTTAAGAGAAAGAACCATTAGCCATTACAGATTAAAGTGCTTATGCTGACAACTATTAAATTAAATGGTATTTTGGGGACTAAGTTTGTACCTGAAATTCAGGGTAACTTAAACACAGTACGAGAAGTAATTAATTTTTTATGTTGCAACTTTTCTGACTTTAAACATTATGTATTGGGTTCAGATTGGTATTATACAGTAGTAGTTAAAGGAAACAATTGGGAACGGTATATATTGGAAGATTCACCCAGTATTCTCTTGCCTGTAAGCGGTTGCGTAATTGAGATTACCCCTGTTATTGAAGGTTCTGGAAAGACTTTAACTAATATTGCCATGATTGGTATTGGGATAGCCTTGGTTGCTACAGGGGTGGCTGCGCCATTGGGAATGTCTTTAATTTATAGTGGTGCTACTGGATTACTTAATTCTATTATTAATGGCAATCCTAAAGAAGATGCTAAGTCTACTTTTTTCCAGTCTTCTGGTTTTAATACTAAAGAGGGTACACCTATTCCTTTGGTATTTGGTGAAGTATTAGTTAAAAACTTTCAGGTAATTTCTCTGGAAATAACTTCAGAATTTGCGCCGGGTTGGAAATATAAAACAGGTTCTAAGTAATTATTAATTATTAAATAAACTATGGGATTTGCAAATAGAGCGCTTTCCAAAAACCCAATTACTGACCCAGTTACAGCAACTTCTAATGATTATGTCAAGTTGCTATTAGCTATTGGTGAAGGCGAATTGGAAGGGATGACTTCTTTGTCTAATATCTACCTTGATAAAACACCATTAGTTAATAGTGATGGTTCGGCTAATTTTCTTGATGTATCTGTTGACTATAGCATCGGTGGACCCAATCAGTCTAATGATTCTTTCGTGACAAACTTGGGGATATCAAATAGTAATGTCAACACTGTTAATACAGAGATAAAAAATATTGGCGATGGGACGACAAGACAAATCTCAAATGCTGATATTACTGCAATTAAAGTCCGCCTAAGTCTTCAAATGCAGTACAACGATAAAAATGGTGATGTTAGAAAAACTGATTGTTGCTTCAAAATTTTTATTAAAGAAGGAGGAGGTGCGTTTGTAGAAAGATACTCTACTTGCATCAACGCTAGGTACGCTGACCCAGTGACTTTTGAGTATTATTTTCCTGTTGATCCTACTCAAAGCAGCTTTCAAGTCCGGGTGCAAAAAACTGTACCCAATGAACCGCCCAACCCTGACAACAGAGAAAGTAGAGAAAGTGTCAATTTGAAATGGATAGACTACTCAGAGATTAATAATGACCGGATTTTATTTACCAATACAGCATTACTGGCTTTGCAGTTTCCATCTAAAACTTTCCAATCAATACCGGAAATTTGGATGAAATTAGGTGGGATTAAATGCCGGATACCTAGTAATGCTACTGTCAACGCTGCTGATAGGGGAACGGATTTTAGTGGTAGTTGGAATGGTGGCTTTTATCTACCTGTTAAAGCGACTGCTGACCCGGCTTGGATTGTCTATTATCTATTAACTGAGCCTAGATTTAAGTTGGGTATCCCAGAGGAGTATATTGATAAGTTTGCTTTGTATCAATGCAGTGTGTATAACAATGGGTATGTGGACAATGGCTATGGGGGACTAGAGAGAAGATTTCTGTTTAATACGGTTTTAGGCACGGGTGGGCAAGAAGTAGTTATAGAGATGATTCGTTCTATCTGCTCTACTATGTATGCTAAACCTTATTGGAACGGCACGCAGTTAAGCTTTTGGCAGGATAGACCGACCACTGCATTACCGAAAATATTAACTAATGCAGATGTAGAGGAGGGTAAATTTGCTTATCAAACCAAAGAACTCAACACTGTAACTACTGTGGCTAAAGTATCTTATCAATCTACCATTGAGGACTGGGAACAAATACCAGAAATTGTAGAAGACCCAGCTTCTATTGATAGATATGGAGTCCAAATTGAAGAATACGCTCTATTAGGAGAAACCCGTCGGGGGGCTGCTATTCGGTCAGGGAGAAGGACTATTTTTAGTTCTTTACCTAATAATATATTTCTGACCTGTAAAGTGCGGGCGCGGGCTATGTTCTTTCAACCCGGTGATGTAATTCAAGTATCTGATAGTGCTAAAAACAAAGTGAGAATTGGTGGTTTAGTTTCTGCTGTAACTACCACTAAAGTAACTTTAGACGCGCCTGTAACGTTAACATCAAATACTAATAAAAAAATATATTTAACTCTGCCAGATGAGACAGTAGTTGAAAGAACTATTACCAATGGTGCAGGAACTTTTACAGAAATTAATTTCAGTACACCATTGACTACATTACCGCAAATTCAATCACCATGGCAGATCATTGATACTAGCAATAAAGTACAATTGTACAGGGTCACTGATGTAGTCCCAGACTCAGAAAATAAGTCTTTATTTGAGATAACTGCTAAAACTTATGGTTGACTTCTATGCTTTAGTTGAAACTAATATTGTCATTCCTGGCGACATTACTGTGGAAACTTTGCCAGTGGTTGCGTCACCACCAATTAATTTAAAGTCAGAGTTAATTAAAATTAATTATGGAAACACTGATATTTACGCTTTATTAGCATCTTGGCAGCAACCTCGGAAAGAACTTATTAACAGCACTTTTACAGTTGCCAGTATGACTTTTTTGGGAATAACAGCGACAGTGACTACATCACAAAATCACAAATACAATACTAATGACTTAATATTAATTAAAGGGGCTACTCAATTAATCTATAATAATTATTATACTATTACTAAAATCAGTAATAATCAATTTAGTTTTCCTTTTTCTGGATGGACCATTACCCCAGCTACGGGAACTATTACCTGTACAAAAATAGTTAACGAATCTTACACCGACCGCTACAGTTTACAATACAAGAAAGCCCAAGATTCAGAATGGAGTAGTCCTCTTGAAACCTTTGAATTGTCCGCTAGATGGGATAACGTTAGTCCAGGGGATTATTATGTAAGAATAGCTGCTATTACTATTAATAATAAAGTTAGTGCTTATGTACAATCATTAATTGTTCCACAAGCGATCGCTGACTTTAGTAATGGAAATTATACAAGTTTTACAGGAGAGTTTTGATGACTGTACCTATCCTGATGCTACCACCAATTAAATGGGATTTTTCTATTAATAAAACTATCTTTCAACAAACTACAAAATTGGGAGATGGTTATAGTCAAATACTAACTGCGCCTAATTCAGTTAGAATAGTTTATGATATAGTTATCCCTAACTTAAATACTCAATCTAAAAATGATGTTACGACTACTTTTAAGCAATACGGAGCTATTACTAGATTCAGATGGCGACCCAATGAATATTATGAATATAAAGAATTTATTTGTGATAAATGGAGCGTCACGAATCAAGGTACTTACTTATGGGAAATAACAGCAACTTTTAACCAACAATTGTAATTAAACTTATTAATTTATGCCCCAGCCTTACATTGGTTCTCAGGGAAGTATTGAATACAGAGAAGCGTCTGGTAATGGTACTTTGGTATCGCCTTATATTCCTCAGTTTTCTTTGTCTGCATTAGCTTATTTTTCTTCTGCTAACATAACCAGGACTAGTTCTATATCTTATAGTGCTAATGATGTTTATGGCGGTGTGTTTCAACTGCAAAACATCGGACCTAGTGGAGATTTTATATATTTAAATAGCATAAGCGTTGTCTTTAATGCAAGTTCACTAACAGGTATAAGTGCTTGTGAAGTTTATTTGTATAATGCAAGTCCGCAGTCTGGATTTGCTGACAATGCTGCTTTTAATGTTCCACTGATAGACAGAGCATCACTTTTAACTTTAAGTGGAATAGGCTTAAACCCAATCTTAACTAGAGGTGGTGGTACTGTTGTAGCTGAAACAATACTTGTAAATAGACTACTTAAACTAGCAACCAATAGCACTTCTTTATGGGGATATTTGGTGACTTTAGGTACAGGATTGATTGCTGATAGTGCAACGATTTCTGTATATTCTCATATCCGTTAAGCTAAAATTATATAAAGCTACAAAATACTTATTAACTATGGCACAACCAATTTTAGGAATCAAAGGAACAGCGGAATACGTCAAAGCTACAGGAGAAGGTACACCAGAGTCTCCTTACATTCCCGTTGTTCAGGTAGAAGGTGGTGGTACAGGGGGAGGCGGAACTACTACTGTGGACTTTGGCACTAAAATCACTGATTCCACTATGCCCGCAGGTGGTGTAGGTAATCTAGGGTGGCTATCTGCTATTTGGAGAACAATTACCGACAGATTGCCTTCACTGATAAACAACAGATTACCAGTAGACGTAACAAATCAAATTAGCTTTGGCACTCAAATTACTGATGCAACCATGCCCACGGGTGGGGGAGGTATCCTGGGGTGGCTATCTGCTATTTTTAAGACACTAAGCAACGAAACTGGATTTGTCAGTACAGCAACCATTCAAAGAACGTCAGGGAATACATCTTATCAACTCAATGATGTATATGGCTCAATAGTCCAATTGTCAAATATTGGACCTAGTGGGGGTAGTATTTTTATTAATAATATAAAAATCATGTTTAACACTTCCACGCCTCCCACTGGAATGACTAGCCTTGTAATTTATTTATACAGTGCTTCACCCCCATCTGCGATCGCTGACAATTCCCTTTTTAATGGCGCATCTGTTGATAGAAATTTTCACTTAACTGAAGATGGAATTACTTTACCAATTGTGACGATGAGAGGTAGTGGTAGTTTTTTTGCCATGGCATCAAACATCAACAGGCAGGTTAAATTAGCCACAGGTAGCACTTCTTTGTGGGCGTACTTAGTAACTTCAACTTCATTTGCACACACAGACAACATAGAGACAGGTACAATCACTATAAATTCTTTTGTGGCATAACATGAGACGTTTTACTAAAACGGTGGTGTTGGGTAGGAAAAGCTATTTTCCTCTTGAACCAATTTCTGATTTTATAGCAGCCCGTAGTTACAATTATGGGAGCGTGACAGACATACTAACAACTCCATCAGGTACTTATTTGGGTGGTTTTGCTGGAGGAGTATTGTTACCTGATGGTAGAGTATTCTGTGTTCCTAATGATTCTACTACAGCTAGAATATACAATCCAATTACAGATACTTTAACAACTCCGTCAGGTACTTATCCGGGTGTTAGTAGTTTTTATGGAGGAGTATTGTTACCTGATGGTAGAGTATTCTGTATTCCTCATTATTCTACTACAGCTAGAATATACAATCCAATTACAGATACTGTAACAACTCCATCAGGTACTTATCCGGGTGTTTTTGTTGGAGGATTATTGTTACCTGATGGTAGAGTATTCTGTGTTCCTTTTAACTCTCCTACAGCTAGAATATACAATCCAATTACAGATACTTTAACAACTCCATCAGGTACTTATTCGGGTGGTTTTGCTGGAGGAGTATTGTTACCTGATGGTAGAGTATTCTGTGTTCCTT